TTCACGGGTACCGTCTTAATCTCCATGCCGCCGTCAAGAATGCCCAGCTTCCCGGCGTTCTTCACGCCGCCGAAGCGCTGCATCATGTAGTCGAGGAGCTGGAACTTTGCCGGATCAGCAAGCGAGTTCGGCGACGTGATGTAAGCCATCGGCGCCGCATTGTTGCGGAAGTAGTTCGCTCCGTAGCTTTCGGCGCTGGCGGCAAGGTCAAGCGACTGGCGCATGTAGGCCAGCGGGCTCATGCCCTTCAGCCGCGTCACGCCGTCGTAGCCCATGCCGGGGATGTGGAGGATGTCTCCCTGCACGTACTCGCGCGTGACGGCGCCTTCGCGGTAAAGGAAGACCAGTAGCCCGGTTTCGGCGTCCTTTCGAACGTCCATGCGGCTGGAGTCGAGCGGGATCAGCTCGCGCACCTTGCCGCGGCCGTCGAGCTGGATGAGGGCGTAGAAGTTGCCGTCCGTGCAAAGGGACTGCTCGGCCACCTGCCAAAACTCAAACGCGCTCATGGCATCATTGGGCGCATCGTGCAGGAGATAGTACAGTTCGTGGTCCCGTGCTAGTTCGCGGCCATCGCCGGTGCGCCGGAATACCTGGCAGGGCAGCGAACCGATGGTTTCCGAGCGCAAGCGCACGCAGGCGTTCAACGCATTGATGCGAAGGGCAGACTCAGTGCTATCGAACTGACCGAGAAATGAGCCAAATGACGGCGCTACTGAGCGGTACCAGAAGTCAGAATCAGGCGGTTCAGAAGCTCCGAGTTTAGTTAGTAGTTTGCCAAAAAGGTTCAAGATTGCCTCCTTCCCATATGGATTTCATCGGCTGGCCGATAATCGCAATCCCCGTCGCCATCGCCATCGCAATAACCGGGTCGATTCGCTTCGAGTTCTTCATCCGCTCGGGCTTCACCGGCTTGATGAGGTCGCCCGGCGCCTGCGTGATCTGTGTACAGTCCACAGACCAGCGGACCAGCGGTGACCCTTCGTGGATGGCGGCCCGGTCATACACCAGCTTTTCAAACCGCCTGCAGGCCGGGCTCATTGACTGGTAGCCCTGCCCGAAGTCGATCACGTCTAAGCCAGCGTCCTGCAATTCGCGGGCGGTATCGCGCGCCCCGTAGCGGTCAAACGCTATGGCCTTGATGTCGTACTCGTCGGCCAGTTCTTTGATGTGGGCGGTGACATAGCGCCAGTCGGTTGTAGTTCCCGGAGTAAGCCGGATTTGGCCGTCAGCCGCCCACTGTGCATAGGGCACGCCGTCGCGTTTGCTCCGGTCCTCGATACGCTCGCCTGGCAGGTATGCCCAGACTTTGTAGTAAACTTTTTCGCCCACCGGCCAGCACAGCGCGAATGCCGTGAGGTCGTGTACCGCGGCGAGGTCGAGCCCGCCGTAGCAGGGATATCGGCGAAGTTCCGCCCAGTCAATCGGCGTCGGTGAGGCACAGGCGTCCCATTCGTGAATCGGAATCCATTGGGTTTCTGCCGAGGTCCACTGATTGAGGTACAGGCGCCGGAACTGGTTTTGCAGGTCCGGGCGGGCCATGGCCTCGTCAAACTTGCGCTCGTACTCTTCGATCTTTTGGTGGCCGGTTTCAAGCAGCGGCAGCGCCAACGGCCAGAGCTTTTTATCGGTCCAATCGGCGTCCTTTGGGACTTCGTAGATCAGCGGCAGGTAGGAGGGGTCCGTGACATCGCCCGAGAGAACCCGCTTCGCGTACTCATATTCCCGGTAGCAGATAGTTTCCTGATTGCTGCCGGCCGTCGTGATGATGATTTCCAGCGGCTCCCGGCGTGACATACTGCCGGTGGTGAGCGCGGCCAGTAGCTCCTGCTCGGCTGATCCCCAGGCGTGCAGCTCGTCAAAAACAACAAGCGAGGGATTGTAACCGTGCTTCCCCTTGCCGTCAGCGGATAGCGCCCGGATAATCGAGCCGGTTTCCCGATGGACGATCTTTTTCTGCGATAGCGTCGGCTCGACCAACTCCAACAGCGCTGGGTTCGTGCGAATCATCGACCAAATGGCCTCGAAGCAGATCGACGCTTGCGGCGCGTCGGTTGCCGCCATATAGAGTTCTTGCTCGGGCTCCGGGTCTAGGAAAAATACGATCAGCGCGATTATCGCGGCGGTCTGTGTTTTTGCCTGCTTGCGGCCGAATGAGGCGAATACCTTGCGGATTAGCCTCGATGCGTCAGCCCGTTTCCAGCCGAATATGTTGGCTACCAGTTTTTTGCTGTGCGGCAGGAGTACCAGCGGCTCCGGGCGCCGGCTCTTTGTGGACTTCGTGAGCGTAAGCGTTTCGGCGAAGGCGCAGGCGGTATTTACGGCTTCGGCGTCGAAATAGGAGGATTCCATACCACTTGTGCGCCTATGACGCTTGCGTAAGCCTGCGCGAGCTTGAACACTACTTCCATTTCTTCCGGCGTCGTCGCCTTGATGATGTCTTCAGGGAGTTGCCCGGCACCATGCGGCTTGACTTTCAGCTCCAGGTTTTCCGGCCGGTTGTCGGTGCGGATGCCGTTTTTGTGGTGGACGTGCTCGAACGGCTGGAGTGGGCGGCCCTCCCGCTCTTCCATAACAAATCGGTGTATGCCCCTCCCACCGACTGTCATGTAACCGTCCTTTGTTATATATGGCGATTTATTGCTCCAATGCTTTCCCAGGACTCGCCTTACTGTCTCAGTACGCAAGCAGCCACAACTTGTGGTATTTCCAGTTTTCAGCTGCTTGCCAATAACGACACGCTCAGAACCGCAAGAGCACCTACACAAAAACCTGGTTTGTTGCTTTAGGACATCAAAAAACGACACAACGGTGAGCCGACCGAACGCGCGCCCTACTAAATTCAATCTTCGCTTAGGCCTGGCGTATTTCTGGCATCCGCAGCTTTTGGTGTGTCCTGATCGAAGTGATTCCGCCGCTACCGCTGCAAATCCCCCGCAATCACATGTGCAATTCCATACAGCCTTGCATTTTTCTGTATGTGAATAACTGGTCACCACCAGCCGCCCAAACCGCTGGCCGGTCAAATCAATCCTTTTCGGCACGTTCTTCTCCGCCCGCCGTCTCGGCAGTGTTTCTATAAACCCTTCGCCCTTGCAATCAGCGCCAGAGTCGGCGATAGCGCCGTAGGCTTGCGAGTGTCCTTGATTCCGGCCCGCTGCCGGTTGCGCGGCCCGATGTTTAGCTGGCTGCGTAGTTCGTC